GTTGCCAAAGCAGCTGACACCGCAATCGCTGACGTTCCAGCAGTATTGACCGCTTGCGGGATCGTCGGAATCGCCTCAACAATACGCTGAGGCAGTGACTTCATTTCAACCGTTGGTTCTGGAATTGCTGGTGGTGCTTCTGATTTTGGTGCTTCTTTTTCGGGCAGCTTGATCGGTGGTGGTTTTGCAGCTGGCGGCTCTGCAGGCTTTGGTTTTGGTGGAACGATTCTTGGCGGATCAGCCTCAGGCTCCATATCCATTGGATTGAAGTGAGGCAGCTCAATCACTGGAACGCCGATGTCCAATGTGACAGGTGGCGCTTGCGGTATTGCTACAGATGGAAGATCAACAGACGAGTTAATCTCAGGCACGACGATCTCTCGGATCTCCATGAAGTCAGAGCGGTTTACAGCAGGTCAACTTTGGATTGAACGTAACCGCAGACGTGAAGGACCGCCTGTTGTATACACCGTATTGTGCGGCAAATCTGCCAGACCATTCACCGATCCAAAAGCAATCCTCAAGTGGGTTAAATGGCCTAAAGGCACACCAACTGGTGATGCTTTACGCGAATGGTTGGCGTCGTTTGACGAGAAACCTCAAGCACCCGCGCCAGAACTTGATTGGGACAAAATCAAGGCTGAAGGCTTCGGACCTGAAGCTCATGAAGATCAAGCCTTTGACCCAATCACCGGAGAGGAAATACCGGACGACCCAGTCACCGGAACCAAGATGGTGATCTGATTGTTCTTGTGCTATAAGAGGCATACCTCTCTAGCAGTGTCCGACAACTCCCCTGTTCCGCCATCGCAAGATGCCCGTTCCGGCCTGTTGTCCTCGCTGTTAGCCAGGTACGCTAGACCTAGTTCCCAAGCTGTTAGATCAGCCTCTGTTCTGCTAGAGCGTCGGCGTTGTTTGAGCGGGAGTCCTTTTGCTAGACAATCGGCGCTGCTCATCCCGAAGGATCATCGGGTTTAGCTTGATCAGCTCTTGAGAACCCCGTCCTAGGCGGGGTTTTCTTGTGTCAAGGCAAAGGAATGGCAGGGCCTGTCTTCGTTGGGAGCTTTGGCATTTCAGGCATCTCTGGGACGGGCACTTGCTTGAGAATCGTTTCCGTCAGCTCCAGCTTCATGTTGCTCATGTAGAGCTTCATCATTGATGGAACACGGGTGTAAGCCATTACGCCCATGACAGCCAGAATCGTTGAAATGGTGAAGCCCAGAACACCAAGCAGGTTGTAGACCTTTTGCATAATGATTGGCAAGAAAAAACCCCTTCCCTGTGTGAGGAGAAGAAGGGGCGTTTGCGTCTCTGCAGACTCAAGCTAGCTCAGAATTTGTACTTCAGGCCAGCCTTAAGGCCATAACCAGCATCAGCATCCTTGTACTTGGCGTAGGACACTTCGCCGTAAACATCCAGAGGTTCTGCAACAGGAGCAGAAACACCGGTCTTGGCGGAGAAACCAACCTCGGTGTCGCCTGCATCAGGCTGCAGCCAAGAAGGACCGCCCTGGATGTAGAACGCACCAGACTCATAACCGACGTGGCCGTCAAGAACAGCACCGCCAAAGTCAGAACCAGACCAGGCACCGTTCCACTCAGGATTCAGATAGAAACCGTCTGCGCGTGCAGACAGGGGGGCCAAGGCAAGAGCACCAGCGATGGCACCAAAAGCAAGACGCTTGATCATTTGGAAGAGAATTAACGTTTTCCTTGGCCACGATACTTCTTTCGTCCATGGGACGGTTTTGAATGTGATCCATCACCTTGACGTGTCTTTTTTGGCTTGCTAGGGACAAAATTTTGTCCGTTAAGTGATTTAGCCATCAGATGCCGTCAGTTGAATTCAAGTTTTGATACTTCAGAGCCAAACCCGTAAACAGACCATGTTGCGGATGGCTGATCTGGTCGCGGCCATCAAGGAAAAACAACTCTTCCAGCCACAGCGTTCTAGCTGCCATAGCCTGCACGTCTTCCGCTCCAGGTTTAGCGGCAATCATCGGGTCAGGGCGCTGCATCAAACGATTGTGTACGTGCTCCCTGAGGTTACTGTCACTGTCACGCCTGAGGCGATTGTGATTGGCCCCGCACTCATGGCGTTTTTGCCAGAGGTGACGGAATAGTTGGCCGAGATCGTCTGAGAGTTTTCGTAGACGCAACCGCTAGCAACCGTGCCACCACCGTCCTGCCATGTTGGGGCGTCGTTGCCGTTGCTGGTAAGAACCTGACCGCTACTTCCATAGTTGGAAGAACCTTCAATGGCAATCGCGCCAGTTGACGTGATCCTGAACCTTTCTGTCCCGCCAGTTGAAATACGGAACGTGTCGTTAGCAGGAAAGCCAAAGAGGCAATTAGTGTCGCCGTTGTGCCTAATATCTCCGTTAATATCAACGTTGCCTGTAATATTTGCCGCGCCATCAACATCAAGAGCGTCTGCGTTGACAGTCCCGTCAAAGTAACCGTTGCGCCACTGAACAGAACTTGTGCCTAAGTCATAGGTGTCGTCTGTTGCAGGGGTGAAGTGACCATCGCCGTCAATAATCGCCCGGTTAGTATTATTTTCGCGGAAAATAATTCCAGAACTGCCGCCTGAAATGTAAAGAGAATTGTTATAAGCTTGAATTTTTGGATCTGTGGTGTTGCCAGTCCAGGTTGATCCATTGTTAAACCGAATGTCACTGTTGGCTGCAATGTTCACTGCAGCTGCTCCCCCTCCGAACGTTACGTCGCCGGTAAAGTCACCAGCACCGTCAACATCAAGGCTGTCGCATTGCAGTTCACCACTGATGTCTACACCGTCTGATTTGGTGTATAACTTCTGGGCTCCATAGTGATAGAGCTTTACCTCTCCATTGCTGCCATCGCATCGAATGTAATCAGCGTTGCCACCAGAGCCATCGTCAGAGGTTAAAACGATGTCTTTATCTGTGTTTGTGTTTCTAATAAATAGATCGCCAACTCCTCCGGCGACGACAAAACTATGGCTGCCGTTATGAAGAATCTCTAGGTCACTGCCCGTGCCAAAGAGAGCTTTTACGTTGTCATTAAAAATTAAATTTCCTGAAGTTTTTGTGTCAGCTGCATCGCTCCGCAAAAACGAAGAACCTTCAACACCATCCAACGTGTCTGCGTCTAAACCCGATCCAGAGCCATCAACAGTCTTGATAGCAGTAAGAATCTCAGAGGCACTTTGATCGGCAGTTGCGTTTGATTCAATGCCGTCGAGCTTGTCATGATGCGCAGCCGACATAACGCCTGCAGCACTACTGCTGGCCTCGCTGATTGTCGCGTTATTGCCAGTGTCACTCGTGACAGTGACGGCAGTTGATGTTGTTGAAACGCCTAGGTTGGTTTCTCCACCACCAGCAATCTCAGCGACCGTTCCATCATCCTTTTTGGTGAAGACAACACCGGTATCAGTTCTGATGGCGAGTTCGCCTACAGCTAAATCGGAAGCACTCGGGTTAGAGCCGCTTCCGCGCTTGTGCTTGATTGTGTTCGCCATCAGTCACTCCGATCAGTAGGTGCCGCCATCGACGACGAAGGAGCTAGTAGCCCCATCGGCGAGGAAGGTCACAAGATCAGAGAGTGCCACCTGCTTCATCGTGCCTGCGTCGTTCAAGACCACACGGTCAGCAGCTGCCAGCGTCGTTGAAGTCGCTGACGTTCCACCATCCAACAGGTTCAATTCTGTGGTGGTAACTGTGGCCCCATCGAGAATGGCAACCTCTGTGGAGGTCAGCGCAGCAAGAGCAGCCGACGCTCCAGATTGGCAACCAGAAAGGTTGTCCAGATCGGCATCGTATGCCTGAACATCACTGCCGATTGCGACGCCAAGGTTCGTGCGTGCAGCTGACGCAGAAGTGCCACCAGTACCGCCGTCGCTAACCGCAAGCGTGCCAGTAATGCTGGTTGCGTCCAGCTTTAGAGCAAGCTCAGCAGATTCAATGACCAAGCCGCCGTTGGCCTTGAGGTCGGCAGACAAGGTGTTGCCAGACTTCTGAAGGCCATCACCTGCGGTGATCTGACCAGCGCCAGAGAACTGGGTGAAGCTCAGCGCAGTTGTGCCGACGGTGATCGTTCCGTCAGTCGTCAGCACATAGCCAGCATCTGCGCTTGCGGTGCCCTGCTCAACAAAGACAAACGCACCAGACGTGACTTCGCTGTTGGCGTCAAAGTCGCTGGAGCGGGACCAGGAACCAGACTTGCAATCGTAAATGCCGTTTTCAGAGGCGGTTGACTGGTTCTTGACTAGGACGCGCTCGTCAGCAGAAACGGCAACGCCATCAATAGTCTGCGTTCCAGACAAAGTGATGTTTGCCGTGGTGGCAACCTTCACCGAGTCTTTGACATCTAGGCCAGTCTTGACCGCATCGACGTAAGCCTTGGTTGCTGCGTCCTGAGCTGAGGTCGGGTCAGTGACGTTGGTCAGCTTGTTGGAGTTGATGTCAACGTTGCCCGTCGGGGCAGACATCTGATCCAAGCGGTTGGTCCGCACACCAGTGTCAAAGTCACTGATCTTGGTGTGGGCCAGGCTGGGAATATCAGCAGCAACTAATGATCTGAACGTCGGGTTTGCGTCAGATCCAGTGGTAGGGCCAGCAAGAACTAGATTTGCGGCTCTTGCATCGGTCTTGGAGAACAACGCTCCAGAGCCACCGATAGTAATGATTGAGGTCGCAACACCAGACCCGTTATCTCCAAAGCCGTAATACAGCTTCAGGTCCGATTCGTTAAACGCGAGTTCACTGCTAGCCAGCGAAGAAGGAGCACCGTCTGAGCCAGAAGCTGCCCTCTTCTTGATGCGGATGGTGTTTGCCATGGCTTAGAAGTTCCCGCCCTCTACAAGGGACAGTTTAGTGGTGGTGTTGTCCGCCTTAAACTCCCCAGCAGCTGAGTCGTAGTAGACGATGCTGTCATCTACTTTAGCGTCGCCATTGAAGGTAAAACCAGCGGCAGCTGGACCTTGAGGCCCTGTCGTTGAAATTGAAACAGTGTTTGTCGTCGTGTCCTTAACGACTGTTGTCTTGCCGTCTGTCGTGACGTTGACCGATGTCATGGCGCGGTATACCCCTCTGACACAAAAATAACGCCTTCCAAGTAATACTCACGCAAGCCACTGCCGTTTTCCAGCAGCACGTCGTAGTACAGCTCGTCTATGAAGTCTGCAGTCTGTGTGTCGGTCAGGCTGATCGTCACCTTGCCGTCAGTGCGAGCTGTGTAGGCAACAGTGAAATCCGCGTACTTTTTTGTACGTGCCTTGTCCCACGCTTGCGCGTAGACCGTATAGCCCGTCAGATTTATGGCGGTGCTAGTGCTGTCCTTAAACTGCAGAATCAAACTCCAGTCGCTACGGCGCTGGAGCGTGAAGTTATACGTCCCAGGGTTTACGGCCATAACGCACCTCCTGGGACAAGTCTACCGTTTTCAGGAATACGGGCTATCGCCTAAAAGGCTTGTATCCCAAGC